TTTGATGATGGCAAGGATGCAGAAGACTATGAAGCATTTAGAGATTACTTATCGGACATGCTTGGCAACGCTGTTGCTGCTGTAAAAGAGTGGAGTAATCGCAACGGCATCAATCAATTAAACGGTGAGCATAAGACTTGGCATCACGATCCAAGGATTGAAGTTCCGATTATGCTCTTTAAAGACTACTACGGTGGCAACTTTCAGGCAGACTTGAAGTGCAAACTACCACAAAGAAACCCCCTCAAAAAAGATGGCACAAGAACATGGCGTGTTCCTAAACCAGACGTTCAACCCACATGGCAAAACATCTGGCAACAGTCTGTCTATTACAAAGCCACAGGCGAAAAGCCATCACTGCTTCATGTAACTGCATCAGGATTTCACATTTGGGATGAAACAAACTGTGAGGCTCTGACAGAGGATAGTCTTGCAGAGACGTATGAAGATGTTGTTCGCAGTTGGATGATTACAGAGAACCTATTTAAAGCAGCTAACGGAAATTGGAACACGTTATTTGGTTTGGTTCAGCCAGATTTCATGGAGATCGAAAGAAGACATGGGCCAGAAATTTCAGCACTAGCAAGAGGAGCATGGAAATGATTACGATACAAGATTCAGATGATATGTTTGATTTATTCTATACACCGCCACACAAGCTGGTTAGGCGAGACGATCCAGCGACAAGCCATGAGGCTGCTGAGAGTGTGGATACCAGCCACATGGAGCAAGTCGTTCTTGAGGCCATACAAGACTTTGGTTCAGACGGTTGTATCTCAGACCAAGTTTTAGCAAAGCTATCGCATCACGGTTACAGCACAGTAACCGCTAGATACAAGCAATTAAAAGAAAAAGGGCTGGTGAAGGTTGATGACCGCAAACGCAAGGGCAAGTCAGGCCGTGGTCAGCTAGTAATGTGGGCAACAGAATTTTATAAGGCAGAACAATGAAGATAGCTAAGTTTGAGTGCAGAGAGTGCGGTTATGAATGGACAACAAGTTTTGCAAATTCATGGCCTCTTGAGGAGATGACTGATTGCTGCGAAAAATGTCAAGAGCAATCAGAAATTATATCAAACAAAGCTAAATTTATTTTGATTGATGGAGATAAAATTGACTGAGCAACAAGAGACACAGCAGCGCATTGATATAATGCAAATGAAAGTCGATGAGCTAGAGGCAAAAGTGCTAGAGCAAATGGTTGCTTTTACTACAGCTATGAAGCTAATCGCAGACTTGATGGAGAAAAAAGATGGGTAGAGGAACCTTGCCGCCAAATCTTATCAAAGCCTTAGAAGATGTAGGCATGAGTCCAGAGATGGATAAAGGGGCTGTATGGAACTGTCGAGGTACGCCAGTTGTTTTGCACAAAGCCTTAGAGCGTATTGCTCATAAACAAAATATGAGGTTTGATCCACCAATGATTATTGAAACAGACGCAGAAAAAAACATTGCGGTGGTCTGTGTCACTGGTTACCTAGGTGATTTCTCTGAATGGTCTATAGGTGAAAGCACACCGCGCAATACCACTAATAATTATCCTTTTGCCATGGCTGAAAAACGTGCCAAGGACAGAGTTATATTAAAATTGCTTGGTGTTGCTGGCTTTGTTTATTCTGAACAAGAGGCAGATAATTTTGAAAGAAGTAATCCAGACCTTGTACCAACTAAAGAAGAGAAAGCAGCCCAAGTCAAACAAGAAACAGAGAGCCAAGAGGAAGAAAGCAAGCCTGATGACAATGGGTTCGATCCTCTTGAACAGGAAGCAAGGGATTTCTGGCGTGAGGTTGCCATGAAGACCGACAGGAAAAACATGAAAACCCAAAAAGAATACCTTGACTACACAAGGGGTGGTCACTTTGGCTCACAAATACAAAAGTTCATAGAAACTGAAACTTACAAAACTCAAATAGCACCTTGCTTACAAGCTGCACAGAAAAGATTAGGAGTGTAAAATGCCTAGAGAACCGTGGAAATATAATGGTCAACTGCAAAGCCCAGATAAAGATTTTGAGTTGGTTCCAGTTTTATCAATTAAACTTTGGGAAAACGATAAGAACAAAGATGGTCAGCCTGATTACAGCAATGGCAACATGAGGCTGTATAACCCAAAACTAAAGGAGCGAGTTGATCTTGTGTCTCTTTCTTCAGACAACACTTACTCTGGTTCTGTTTTCATAAACGATGACGGAACTTGTAGCTTCACCGTCCGACAAAGAGTACCCAAAAACTATTCTGACTCTATTACAGATGGCGTCAAACAAGAGGGCTTGAAGCCACTAGCCCAAGCGGTAGAGAATAAACACTACCCAGAAGGCCATCAGGAAGCCCCACAACAGGCTGAAGAGAAGATGCCTTGGGAGTAAGGCGTAAAAAGTCCAGAACCCACTCTACGGCCTTTGTAGAGCGATTTAGCGTTTATTGCGAAATGTGCAACAAAGAAATGTCTTTAGAGAGTGGGTACTGGATTATAAATGGATTAGGGGAGTTGTTGTGTCATGGCACAAACGGTTGTTCAGTTAAAAAACAAAGTTCTTATAGAGGAAGCAAGGGTAGTAGCGAGGGACTATTACGCAGCCCTGATACTTGAGGGCTGGGGTTTGTACCGAATACTCAAAGAACATGGTTACGAGCCACATAAGGCAAAGTATATCATACCCCTCAAAGGAGAAGAGAAAGGTTGGTATGCGAGTGAGCCACACGTTATTGAGTGCTTGGCTCACTATATATCAAATGGTGGAGAGCCTTTGTACTAACGCTTCTTCTTTGATTTCATAATCTTTTTTTGAAGAGCCATAGGTAAAGTCTTTTGTTTAGCGGTCAATCCGTTCTTCTTGGCTCCTGCTTTTTTCTTCTTGCCGTACATCACTTCTTTCCTTTCTTAGCTTTGTTGCGCTTTGATATTGCAGCCGCCTTCGACTTTGCATCAGCCTTGCTGCTTGCACCCCATGCCCTGAGAGACAGGAGTAACCTAGTGGGTTTCCCATTTTTTCTTTCTGGCCCCCTCATGTTACCCATACGAGCTAGGAAACTAGCCCTTCTAGGGTTGTCACCTTTTTTAACAGGGGCTTTTAGATTCATGCCCTGCCGCCTAGCAGACGCACGACCCCTAGCGTTCAAGCCACCCTTGGGGTTCTTGCCAGCTTTTCGTTGCCATGCTGGTGTCTTAGCCATCTGCCAATGCTCTCATCCGATCTACTAAACGTCTAGCCCTGTTGGGAACCTGAGTGTACCACCGCGAGTCTACCATTTCATCTGCCGCCTTGTCCCAATCCCTTGCGTCAACGCCAGCTTTCATGCCTTTGAACTTGCTGAGTCTGGGTCTGCCCATGTTGAACATCATGTTAGCTATTATATGCTGGCATTCTTCTGGCATATCGTCAAAGTCAGGGTACAATACTTTGCACTCATCTATTGTCACAGACATATCCAATGCAAACAATTTTTTGACACGCTCTTGCTCAACTGTTGTTCCAACAGGTTTGCCATGCTCCTCATCATTTTCGGTAATCAAATGACCAATGCCGCAAGTAGGCAAGCCAAGGTGATCTAAATACACCTCGTACTTACAGCCCTCATCTTCGGCTATCTCTTCTCTGAGTCTATCTTTGTTCATTTCTTTTTCTTTGCTGCTGGTTTTTTCTTTTTCTTGCCACCTCGTAGCAAGTCTGAGTCAGCCTTCCTTGCGCCGCCCTTGCCAGATACAAAAGACTTTACCCTACCCATAGCCCAAGCATGGGCAGAGGTCTTTGGCCTAGAACCTGATGAATAGTACGCACCAAGCCCACGTTTGTAGACCTTATTAAGAGTTGTTTTGGAATACCGTGATGCACCTGAGATGCTTGCAAACCTAGACATTATCCGCGACTCCTCTGCTTGCTAATCCTATCCATCATAGCTGGTGTAAGTTTGCCTTGTCTATACAGCTTGGCAGTGCGCTTTATCTCTGCCTCTCGTCTTTTAGGATTTTTTGCACCACGCACATACTTTTTTGGCACACCGCCTTTTGTCTTTGGAACCTTTGCAAATTTACGCTTCGTCACTTAGATACCCCTTTGTATTTTTCAAAGCTACGCATCCCACCAAGGCCCAATAATCCTAATAATACAGTCATCAGGCTATCCATGTCAAAAGCTGGATACGCCACTGCCTCAATACCCATGTACGCAGTGACCACATCCATAGTGGGGAAAACTAAAAAGTGCGCGAATAAGGCCAGGCTACAGCACCAACCCACGCTCGGCCTCCAGCCCGATACAAAAATATTTTTTGACTTTGCTTCTTCAGCGTTGATAGCCAACTGGCCTTTGGCTAACTCTTGTGCGTGTCGATCAGCCATAGTAGCCAACTCATGCGCCAACTTGTTCTTCTGATCTTTGTCCTCAACAAATTTATCTAACAGCCCTGTTACTGGCCCTATTAATGCTTGTATCATTCTATTATCCTCACAATATAATTTGAACCATCATCATTCTTTTCAATTACAACTGTTTTGTTTTCACAAGCATACCTGACAGATGTTGATTTCTTGTAAAGGTTTCTCTCTATC